CAATATTGGAATTGATATAAGATGTCAAAAGAAGATATGAAAGTGACAATTGAAGCGTTTTCGAACGACGAGTTTAAGTACAAGTTTATTAGATTACGTACAATTTGTCGGCTCATTTTAGAGCTAGCCGCTTTAACAAATTCAGTCATAGGAGCAGTTGCTACTATTACAGCAATATTTGTTTAAGAGATGGGTAGTAGTGAGGTGATCAGATATGGAAACCAAAGATTGCCCATCGCCAAAGATCGATCAACACCTGCAGGGTCTACGGTATGATAACCTAGACGTACTGGTCCGCCCTGGTATAGGTTCAAAGTTGACCGAGAAATTCTACCAAGAACTAAGAAAGATAGCCACAAGAACCGTGAAGTTGTCGCCCGGTTTAGCAAAATACGCTGTTTATTATGATAAGCGTGCAGAGTGGCCCGCTAGTCCATACTATGCGGATCGTTTGCGTGAAGCGTTAGAAGGTAAGGAAGGGAACCACGTGTGCGAAAGCAACGAATTCTTTACTATGGAAGAGTTTGAAAGTTTGGGTTTTACTCATTCTTTCCTGCCCGGCGAATCGTATGAGTTTGATCCCAACAGCCGAAGGGTAAAGCAAGTGTTGAAGAAGTGGGGCGCGTGTCCTCGTGGAGGGACAAAACGCGATAACATGGCTGCAGCACAGCAATACGTCCTAGAGCAAGAAAATGCCGGCTTACCTTTAAATGGGAGATACTCAGCAGTTGTAGCTTGCAGAACCCAACCCGGACCACCTGGAGAAGGTAAGGTCCGTGACGTCGAAGCAGTCAGCACTCCAGATTGGATAGTAGGCGTCAAGGCGTTTGGTAACGCGTTAACTAGATCAGACGAAGCCATTACAACAGATTTATCTGTTATGATGTTCCATATCGAGCCTAGTAAGCTCGCAGAGTGGTATGCTAAGTTTGATGGTGAGGTAGTCACATGGCTTTCATGGGACTGGACCAAATACGACGAAAATCTAGCGGCCCAATTAATGGAGGTTGGGGCTAGGTATTTCATGAATGAATTTCCTTTCGCTGATCAGGAATTGGAGTTCATGTTGAATTGTCGAATTATGGGTCCCTGGGGTACCGTTACGCGATACGGGGCTAACATTAGCGGGCATATATCAACTAATCACCTTAACAGCTTAACTAATGTACTACACTTTTTGAAAGTGTTAGACACACTTAACTTATTGCGCTATGTTGTTTGTGTTTTAGTTAATGGTGATGATATAGTAATAGGGTTTTCCACCCAGCTGACCCCTGATAACTTAGAGAAAATAAATAAGCGCAGCTTTATGGTTGCGAATACCAAGAAGGTGGACATGGCATCGTACATATGGCATTCTAAGTTAATGATCGAGCAGGATACTACTGGAAAGATAATTGTTTCTAGGATTCCAGAGTTGGTGTATAACAGAATAAAGTATCCAGAGCGTCGTAAAGACAAACTCGATAAGTGGATTATCTCGATGGGAATGGCAAATACACTCGAGGAGCTTGTGCTGCAAGACCACGAACATCCCCGCGGTAGTGAAATACTTCGTATGTTTGCGG